CTGGTAATTCAGGCTCAATACTATAGTCCGACAATTCAATAACCCCATTATTACAAGCTATTATTTTATCTACGCTTGGATATTCTCCTTCTGTCTTATTACCTAGTATTAATACACTGTTTTTTTGTCCCATTTTAACAATTGAATGTCTCTGTACAATATAATTGTCCATAAAAACACTGTCTAATATATTCATTGATTCAATATCTACCAAGTAAATTCTAGCGATATTATAATAATCTCCGGTCACTCCATCTATAAATGGTGCATCTCCACCGTTTGCAAGAATAAGTAACTGAGTATCATCTTCTATTAAAAAGGTTTGAATATTTTTTGACGTGTTACCAGTAGACGAAGGAAATGTGTCAACAAAGTCCCCTGAAATTATATTGGCATTTTCATCAATTACTTGAATAAATAGTGTGGAAGTAGTACCACCATCTTGTGGCATGGTTTCTGTTAGCCGAGAAAAGTTATATATTAAAATAATTTGACCAGGTTTTTTCTGTATATTAAAATCCATCAAGCCAACGGCGAAAGCATCGCCAGGAAATTCAGGAAACCCTATTTGAAAACTTCTTAATAATATGGAGTCACTATAAAAAGAATCTTCTGTTTCAATGGTTGAAATATTGTATATATTTGCTAACACATTTACGATCATATACTTTTTAGTGATATTATCTTCAGGTATCCATTCCCATACAAGATAAATTTCTGTTCTGATAGCAAGGATATTACCATCATCCAACAATACCTCAAGATGTTTATTGTAAATATAACTATCAACATTTTCGGGAACAAAGCTGCGTGTTGAGTTAAAATCTATATCACGGCTTGTAGTAAATTGATAATTGGAATCAAAATATATCAATTTACCTCTTAATGTTTGATATGATTCACTATTGTTTGTATATCCGTTAAAACCTGGGTTTGGCAACATCAAAAACAATATTGAATTTTGGGAAACAAGATGTGATGTACTCGTTCTATAGGTATAAGAATTTTCACCAATATCTTCCAATCGGACGGGCATCGTAAAACTATCTCCCACTTTTTCAATATTTAATTTTTTTATTTTTAGAAAAATTCCACGCCAAGTAAATTGTTTCACTCCACCATTTTCATCAACTAAGGGTGAATCGTAACATAAAAAGAAATATTCTTTAGACAATTTTATAAAATTTATAGGGTAAAAAAATTCAGTAGCATAGCCAAACGGATAGGGCAACCTAGCATCAGGTAAAGGTATTTTTGATTCTATCTTTATTTTTTTGTCACTTGATTGATTTATTATCCTTGTTTCTAAAAAAGTATCTTGCTGCATATAGTTATCAAAAAACAATATGATCCTGTGATACCTTAAAGCTGATGTCTTGAATTTAAAAGTGCCATTAATTTTCATACTACTATTATCTCACTACTGTCAAAATAGATATATGTTTCTATTGTATCATAAGCTGGAGACAAAAAGATTGGGGCTGTATATCCATGAGCAAAAGCCACTAATGAATCATTGTCTTTGTCAACAGAAAACAAAAATAATATATTAGCTTTATTGTCATCTCCCCCTACATACTGAACCCCCGTAGATAACTGCATAGACACCCAAGGAGTAAAAGTGGAGACTGTGTTAACAACCTGGATATTTGTATAGTCAACCGTAGTAACGGATTTAGTTATAAGTCCAGATAAAAGGTCGCTAGACTTGGTTAATATAATCCCGTTATCATCTACCACAAACGAAGCTAAAGATTGAGAGGTGACACCAAACCCCGTGAACCAATCAACATCCGAACTAAACCACGTCATGCACTCCCTAGAGAAGCAATCTATGGGCGGCGCGCTGGTAACATTATCAGGCTTCTTATCATAATTAGAAACCATAATAACTTCGTTTTTCCCATCTTCATCTATCCTGAACAAATAGAGTGATTTAGCTTTATTTGCCTTAGCAGATGGGATGGAAATATCATTATAGCCAACATAAACAGGGGATGATTCCGGTCGGGTGTAGGCAAAGGGGTTCTTAATTGATATTGTCCCTGTAGGTGCTTCTAAAAATTCGGCTTCAGTGTTGAGGCATAACCATTCTGAGTTAGTTGTTGAATGAAACATGGGGACAATCGTTGATATTCCCAACCCATAACTAGCACTTGAATCCCATTGTTTCTTGGCAACTAACTCCAAAAATTCAATCGTTGGCAGTAGAGAAACCGAGCTAACATAATCAGTTGTTGTTGACATTGCGATCGCCCTCCCCTAATTTCTTTTCCACGCTTTCCTGCAATCTTCAGAAGTGAACTTATATAGCGTTCCGTTGTCACGAGATGCCTCCCCTCCTTTCTGACCTATTTCAGTTATATGGTCTTTGTTCTGAGATGTTTTTGTTCCGCCTTCGCTGCAATCTTCAGAAGTGAACTTATATAGCGTTCCGTTGTCACGAGATGCCTTCCCGCCTTTGCTAGAAATCTCTCGACGTTTTTCTGGACTCATAGCAGCAAATCCATATTTCTTTTTCTTGTTTTCTGGTTCCATAATTAATAAATTTAAGTTAATACTATTTTAACACAAAATATTTTATTATAAAAAAAGTACCTGAGTTTGTAGAGCATCAGATACTTTTAAACAACAACCACGCACTAGGAGTAAACAATAATGATTATACAACAACTTTGTCTGTTTGAAACACAACCGTCATTAATTGATTCAAACGAAAATTATACCCCATCAGATTTAATCGGTTTAGTCCACAAGTTTTATGGGCATCCTGAGTTAGATCCTTTTAGCTGTGAACAAGCTAATCAAATTATTAAAGCTCAAAAGATATTTACAATTCAAGATGATGGATTTAAACAGAACTGGAGACGGGCTAAAACACTCTGGTTGAACCCTCCCTACAGCGCGGGATTTATTGAGAAGGTTGTTGATAAATTGATTGCAACATTGAACGAGACTGAAGCGGAAGCCTTCTTGCTGACCAATACCGACAACAGTACAGTTTGGTACAAAAAGGCTTTGAATCGGTGCGATCGCTTCTGCCTACCGTCAACTCGTCTAACGTTCTACTCCCCAAAACGGGCGCAGGATGGGAAGAAACAGAACCAAAACCGATTCTCCCAAACTCTATTTTATTTTGGATTGCAACCTCAAAGATTTGAGGAAATTTTTGAGGGTTGGGGAACTGTTTGTCAGACTTCTAAATGGTAACTATAATTAAATAGTACGCATGGATTGACGCACTAAAAAGCACCTCTAAATTAATTAAGGGTGCTTTTTATTAACTAAACTCTCAATATCTCCGCCTTAAATATTCTGCCAATAATAACGCCTCTGCCCTCCCGTGATGTTTCTTTAGTTTCAAGTTGTTAGCTTGACACGGAAACAGCTCTAAAGCCTTCGCCCTCGCAGGTTCTTTGTCGCTCCCTAACCCATAAGATTTTTTCCAGGCTTGGGGCGTGGTGAACTCCATCGGGATTCCTAGCGCTGCAATAATCCCAAGCCAAATCCCAAACCCCATCCCAAAGTTAAAGGTACTCGACACCCCTTGCTTGGGCATTGCATGAACATTCTCAATAATTAGATGAGTATTGATGGTGATCATTTCCTTCAGTCCAGATGCCATTAATGTCGGGTTGGGGCGTATCTTTCCACTAATCTTAATAACTGGACAGTCGAGAAATTTAATCTCACTATCAGAAGTTAAACTGCATACCGCACCCGTCGCTCCGGGGTCAATTCCGATAAATGTTTTAGTCATTATTCTGAGATTGTATTAATTCCCATCCGCAAGGGATGTTTGCAAAATCACACATTTTGTCGCTTGTTCCCGACGAATAAACCATATCCCCAACTCGAACACAACTTCGGGGTATGAATTTCATCATCCGATCTTGAAACCACTCACCATCAAATTCCGATCTATTATCGGGGTTGTTGCAATGTTCAATAGCTTCGGATGCTGTGAGGTAGAAGGCGTTAAACTCACCCGATGAATAGGCAAATGTAGCCCAAAAAGATGATGTATTACGATAAACGTTGATCATTTATCC